AGGGTAGGTGCACACACACAACATTTTTTCCCCATCTGCGCTGCACAAAACTGCAACACGCTGCGCTACACAAAACCGTGCCACGCTGTGCGCCCACTTTCTGCGGTGCTGTGCGTGATGAAAAAGTTTTGTGTATTTTTTTGAGGGAAAGGGGTTGACAGAAATGCAGAGTAAAATAAAGCCCAGATATTCCGGGCTTATGATAGTGTTCTTATCGATGTAACTTCAAACGTTGCGCCACTTGTAAGGTCATTCCATGCGCCGCCTGCTAGTGGCTGTTGTTTTAGCGTAAAAGCGAAAGTAAAGGTACCATCGTCATTATCGGTGCAGGATATGTTAGTTATTGTTTCATATCCAGCGCTACCAAAGCCACTTACTACGTTGACGTAGCCAGCTGATAAGAATGTAAAATAGTGTTTTTTTGTTGCTTGGTATTGCCATGCTACCGTGAACATTCGCATTTTATTTACTACTGCTTTAGGGTTTTTTACTGTAACTGTTAGGCCACTTTGTGTAAAATCTACTACCTGCCATGTGCTTGAGGTGTTATCTGGTAGATAACCAGACGGATTGCAATTATTCCAAGTTTGGACACCGCTGTCTTTTATCGTGCAATCCGGAACATTACAGTAATAATAATAATCATTTCCACTCATTGTATTGTTGTATGGCCATAATGTCGCGGCTGTCTGTAACCTAAACGCGTTTGTAAACCCTGTTATTGTTGTGCCATTTACATATACTTTAGAATTTGCAAGTAACATAGCATTGTTTTGCCTTGTGCTTCCACTGTTTAATGTGCATTTTCTAAACTCAACTGATGATGACTGTGCTATATAAATGTTCGCTGGGTTCGCAGCTGTGTTTATGTTACAAAACGGTGTAGCGATGATAGTTGTTGTCTCTATAACTAAATTCGATGCTAAAGCTAATAACGCGTGCAACGTACACTTATTATTACCATCTAAGTGAATAGGCTGATTTCCGAACACACCGCCAAACCATCCATAATCACCTGTTGATTTTATGTTAAGTCTTATTCCGCAGTCCATCGGAATGGAATTAGCCATAAGCAAACCTTGGTTCGGTGTTCCAAAAGGTTGGTCGTTTGTCCCTAACTGCAAGGCGGTGCTGTTTACATCCACGTATGCTTGTAGATAGTTTCCTTTCTGTGTTTGGTATGGTTGTCTTCTGAACCCACCACTATATATATTTGATTTAAAAATAGCATAATCAAACGTAAATATTTGCTGATTGTATCTAATTACCTGTGTTGTGTTAAAAAATATGTCACCGTTTTCTTCGATTGAAACGTCTTCCAGTTCTCCCGTTGCGATATTGTCGACAATTTGCAGGTCAAAATAATTTCTAACTAAATTGCCGTCCATATCATATACACATATTCCACTCGGATTCATTCTTGATTGATATATCAAACCATTAAAATGCTTTAAAGTTTGTACATTTGTTGTTGCAGGAATTTCTAGGGTATCACTCATATTTAGTTCAATTGTTTTAGCCACGGTTTGCCAATTGCTCATTAGGAAACAGGTGCTTTCATCGCCTAGCATTATTGTCTTTGAAACCTTATCATATGATACTGACCTTACTCTGTGTGTGTTTGTTATGCTTGTAGGCGGTACAACTGTTTGTTTTATATTCCAGCTTGTATAATCTAATACTATGATATTGTTATTAGGTGTGGTTTCCCCCGTTCCGCTTACACTTGAATTTGCGGCAATATATAATTCATTTTCATCAGGATTGTAAGCTAGCGCATTTGCATGGTAACCTGTTAAATATTTTTTTCTTGTAATTTGTGATGTCCCTTTGTTTATTTCCAATAAACATACTAAGTTACTTGTATCTTCATAGGTACCGGTGGGGCGTACAGCTATAATAATAGTGGCAGGCGTTGTTGTCATTCCCTGCATATAACCTAATGCGGGCGCACTTGAACTTTCTGAACTAACCCCCGGTATGTAGTTATTGTATGTTCTTCCACACAAAGACCCTGTTAGTTCTCCATGTAATATGTTTTCTATTTTTTCATTGATGATTGTAATTTCATCTCTTGCCAATTCATCTTTAATATCATATGTCCCGCTTGCAAACTCTAAATGTGCTACATCAGGCATATTACGCACCTCCCTTTTTAAATACAAATTGCAATGTCTCTGTTTCTTGTACATAATTTACATCTATCAACAACTTCCCTTCTTCAAGTAGTTGTTGTAGATACTCACGCGCATATGTTCCCAGGTTTTCCTCAACCCATGCAAAGAATTGCTCCATCGCTTCTTCCAGTGAATTTGTGGAATCGACAATTTCATTGTATTTCTCTGTTAACTTACATAGCAGAATATAGTCGGTTGGTGCATCTTCAAAGCGGATCTTGTTCAATCTGTTCCAGTTGATAGGGAACGGTGTGATGGTTGGATCTGCTATAAAACCGCTCGAAGGCCCGCTTGTGTTTATCTTCTTACTCATGTTATACCCCCTTTCAGTATACCGAGAAAAATAGATAGTTCGCTGACTTATACAATGCCGACATCAAAGGAAAGCCATTCAAATAAAAGCTTTTCAGCAGTTCACTTACACTGATCCCCTGATTCCCTTTTCGCTCGATGCGGTTTGTGTAATCATCTGTTGCGTCCCGCTCTGCGTTTATCGTGTTCGTTCCGCTTGACTGTGAGTGATCGTTGTTTTCGGTTTGTGTTGCCCCGCTCGCATAATCCATATCATTCAGTGTGGCCTGTGGGAACGCACTGGTTACTTCTTTTCCTGTGCCTTTGTTGGTTGTTTCGTTCTTTGTGTTTCCTTTGCTGTTGCTTTGCTCGTTTGTCTTTCGATTGCTTACACCGTCCTCTGTGTAGCTAAATGTTACTAGTGGGTTAAAATCTGTTTGCGCCGCTTTGCATACCACCTCAATATATTTATAGTTTGCAAAGCAAAATTCCTGTAAATACTGTTTCCAGCGCTCAAGTGGAGTGACAGCAATTTCCCGAAACAGATAATGCCGGATAAAGCTGTACTCAAAAAACATCTTATACTGACTATCGATTCCATAATCAAAATCAAAGATAAGCGGTAATGCTTCTTTTATTTCTGCGTCCGTCAGCGTGTGTTCAAAGTCGGTATGTAATAATCCCCTGATGATGTAATCAATGGTGATCGTATACTGTGGTAAGCTATGATTTATCATTGATCTTAACCCCCCTCGTTTTCATCGCATCAACATCTTCCTCATTGAAGATATCAAAGGCTTCATTGAGAAGCGTTTTCAGATGCGAATTGAATTCCACACTGATAGTGACCCCCCATTTTTCTGAAGCTTCTTTCGCCGCTTTTTCGCGCGGACGCATGGCGATCCTTCGCGCCATCTCCACCGAACCGATGTTTGCATTTGTTTCATCCGCAACCATTCTTTCTCGCTTGTCCTGCGTTGTATTCTCGATACCGATTTTTGTAAGAAACTCATTCACAAGGTTGTGCATATACACTTGTACTTTATCTGCGATATACGGCACATCAAAGCGAATATCCATAAATGAATTGCTGGATGGATTCAGCGCAGCCATATCGAACATATCTTTATCTACAACGATAAACGGTGTATTTTCAGAGATCCGCTTGATAACAGCTTCCATGCTTTTTTTCTGCGCATCACTTCCTACCATCGCCCCGGCAATCGACTTCTGCTGCGCAAGGTTGATGTCAATCGTCCGCTGTGCATCGGAAAGCCGGCTTGCATAATAGTCTACGATCGTCCAGTCGGAATATCGACCGATGTTAGCAAAGCACACAACGCAATCCGAAATAGGTATATAATCATAGTTCGGCGCACCGGTGTAATAGCTGAATGGTTTCAGCTCCTTCGGATATCCATAGATCGTGAAGTTTGACGTTTGCATGAACGGAAGTGTTACGATACCGGGTGAATCTGCTGTTACTAAACCTTCATCTTGAAAGAATACCGCCTTTGCGTTCCGGAACATAGCTCTTTCCAGCATTTCTTCATTCGCGGTATCCGGCAATTCCCATTTAAACCTTGCTTGACACAAAGCCGCTAAGTAGTCGAACCACATGAGGTATGAAATATTATTTAAGCGTTTCTGTTGCTTATAGTTCCACTTGTTCGTACTCATTCGGTATCACCCCCTAAAGGTTTATTGCTCACTCTATAGTTTTGATAGTTCGCCGTGTCTGACCAGAACCGAATACCGCTTTTATAACGTGCGGCGATCTGCTCCATGTAAACCTGCGGCACATTACCGCCGATGCGGATATCCGAACACTGCGTATAGGTAAAGTTCGCTCTTGCATGGCGGCTCGGGATCCCCTGCCGGTTTACCTTGTATCCATACATCGTAAAGAAATCATCAATGCAGCGCGCATACTCGGCACGGATCGTTTGCACATACGCGCATATGGTTGCTATTTCCGGGTAATCATCGAATACCTGGTACTGCGCATTTCCACCGCTTGTCCCGTATGCCACTAGCGGCATATCCATTTTACCCTGAACCTGACCCAGTGAAGAAAGTGCCCCAGCCAGTCCACCGAGAATCGCACCGCCAGCGGCACCAGCGGCATTTCCTAGCCCCGGTATTACACTTCCCAGTGCGGCACCCATTGCCGCACCGCTCGTTGCTCCCTGCGCGGTCGCGCCTGCCACGCTTTGAGCCTGTGAAACACCGGTGGCAATAGCCCCACCGTTCATCGCCTGATAGGCTTTGTATGAATCGATCGCATAGGCGCACATAGGAAAGCCTGTTTGAATAACTTTACTAGCAATATCATAATCATGACCCCTATAATTTACCGGTATACATATGATCGATGGGTTGCAACTCATGGCTGTTTTGTAGTTCAAACTTATTTGCGCCCGATTATCAGATAATTCAAACATGAGCGTTTGATTTACCCCATTGTTGTTTGATAACACACAATTTACATACGGATATGTAAATAGCTTGTTATTTTCCGGTACATAGCCATTTAAAGAAGTCGGCCTATTTGCAGTTAGTAAAGCTGCTACGCCGTCTTGAAATGCTTTCGGTATCCATAAGATGCTGACAATACTATCGCTCTTGTTATCTTCAACTAAAGCCTGTAATAACCTATTAGCTGCGGAAACTCCATCTGCTGTCGCTTCAAAGAATTGAGGGGCTACACCGCTATACATGTTATCCCTGATAGCACCATCCACCGGTTGTATCTCGCCGTCATAAGTGGAGTATATAGCAATTACAAAATCACTAAACCAAGTTGTCGCTGGTGCAACAATACTGTCGATCAGATACTCCCCGGTTTCTAACCCTTCCGGAATCGTATGCGCACCGATCGTATCATCAGATACATGCTCGCGGATGATAAACGCGTTTTCGATTTCATAGTCGAAAAAGTATGTCTGCACCGCGTCCACGGTGAACCTTACTTGGCAGCTGTTCGGGCTTAAATAATCCACTTTTGTGATGATGCAGTAATACCACCTTGAGGAAAAGTTTTGATTTCGTATCATCAGATAGTTACATTCCATCACTTTATCAGCGTTGGCTTTCACATTCAATACCCCATTCATGACACTCACGGGTGTTGTCTGAGACCATGTCAACGATGGGTCACGTTTCCCCCAGAAATAGTTATACTGAGCAGATGCAGAAGAGAAGTACAGCGTGTCTTCCATCAATTCACACTGTACTCCCTTCAACAATGCGACATCTGTTTGCGGTTGTATCGATGATACATCGCCGATCTGTATCATTATGCGGTTACCGAAGCACCCGTGATCGTACAAGTTGCCGTTTTGCTCGGATCCTGTTTGCTCTTAACGGTGATCGTTGCCGTTCCTGATGTCAGAGAATCATTGTGAACTCTTCCGTTTGCATCCACGGTAACAGTTTCCGCACTAGATTCATAAGTGACATCTTTTGAGAAGAAGCCGGTTCCTTCCACGGTTGCTTCCAGATAGATTGATGCGCCTACTGCAAGCGTTACTGCCGTTGGTGATACCTCAACACCTGTCACAGATCCGCTCTGCGTTGCATAGGCAACAGCCGGGGCAAACGGACTGGATGCATACAGTCCCCAGAAGTGAAGCCAGTTGTTCCAGTAGAGACCTTCTCGGTTTGGCATCTCTCCCCACTCGATCAGACGCGTATAGATCTGCATGAATGCCTCGTCAAAGTTGAATGCTACGATCGTTTTCAACGCTGAAATTTCCTCTGCGGTGTACTCGGCAACCGGTTCCTGTCCTGCTTCTACCAGACACGCGTTTAATCGTGTAAAGTCCACATTCGTGAGATCGTCCACTTTGTCTACCTGGCCCATGAAGTTCGCATAGTTCAGCTGGAATGCCGCCGACAGTACATCGATGTCATAGGTTGCACCGAACTTGGTTGTCAGCATGAATCGCATATAGCCCGGCTCGCTCCAGTTAATGACCCCGGCATAGTTAAAGTCAGCGCGCGGGAATGTCATGTTATCAAAGTTCTCTTTCATGATCTTTGCAACCTGCTTTGATGTCATTTCCGTTGCTTCTTCTGCTGTTGCATCCGGAACCGTTACGACCTTAATTTTTCCATCGAGCACCAACCGACCGAGCAGGTATTTAATGATATTCATATCATCATACTCACGTCCGTTGCTCATGCTCTGGATGATCGAACCGATCAGGTCATAAACACCGCCTTCTCGTGTCAGACAAGCGCGCAGATCCTGTTCCTGAATGGTTGACTTATAGAAGCACTTTACATTCGTTTCATAGATGGCACTATGAACATTATCTTTTACGCGCTTGAAAACCTCTGTTTCAGCAATCGCCGGATTGTATCGGTTCGGCTTTGCGATCTCCACAAAGTATTCCTCTACCAGTTCACCCAGACTGAACACCCCTTTATGATACGCCGCATATCGACTGCGGAACACCTTGGATGTGCCGAAGATAAACGCAAACTGATTCGCCAGATTCGTATAAAATTCATTTCTCAAGATCGGATTATCCACGATCATGCTACCGATGCGCACATAATCGTTTACGATCGCTTGCACCTCAGGCACATTCGCTCGATAGTATTCGCTTGACATCGTTCGGATGCTGTTCAAATAATCCGCATTAGTTGCTTTTACCTGTGTTGCTTTTGCTGGAATTGTTGGCATTTCTTATTCCTCCTCTCGCCCCAGAAGTTCCGCATAACTTCTGATCTTTGTTTCATCCGCGCCGGACGGGTCAATATCAGCTCCTTCTGCTTTATCCACCACATCGATACCATCCATCCAACGCTTTCTATATCGCTCTTTCTCAGCCTCATACTTTTCCCGCCAGTTTGTCGCATAATCATCATTTGCTTCAAAGGCTCCATCGGTGATATTACCATATTTCGCTAAATATCCCGTTGCTTCCTCATAGTCGTTTCGCACATCGTCCATCACTGCTTCAACTGCTTCCCTGTTTTCATCTCCTACGATGTCCAGCAGTTCGGCTAATCGTGCAGTATGTTCTGATGCTGTCCTCATGTTACCATCTCCTTTTTAAATAATACATGAATTTCATTTTTGATGGTGTCCCGCCCGGGGGCCCCGGGGGCCCCGGGGACACCCCGCCGCTGTACTCTTGAAAGTTTAAACCCATGTCGTTTATGACGCTGGTACCGTTGATATAAAAGATATCATATGGCTGTTCAGATCCGGACAACATGTAGCATAAATTGCCCCCTGAACATGTGATACCACTGGATATCATCGGTATATCCTGCCCGCTCGCCTGATCGATATGCACATGATCGCCGGTTACGAAACCGGCTGTCCCTGTTCGACCGATCAACTGACCTTGTCGCACCACCGTTCCGATCGTGGAATAAGGCGGCGCATTGTCGTGTGTGAACTGAAAGCTAACATACTTTAGCCCGGATGGAGTATGCACCGGCTCGATGCTCACCCAGCTTCGAGAATTTCCCACACTCGAGTCATTCGTATAATATAACCGACAATCACACGGTGCATAATAAGGTGCTCTCACGGTATTTCCCACACAGTCAAACGGATGCCCGCAACAGTGCGAAAAACTGCTCGGGCTGGATGTCTGTGTGATGTTTATCACCAGTAACGGGAATAGCAATACCTGATAGCCATCATCCGCTACTAGCTTTTGTCCCGGTTGCATCTCATATCTCCAAGCGGTTTACGATCTCTTCATCGCTTTTTCGTAACATCATCAGATATACTGTGATCGTGTTCAGGCAATCCTTAAAAAACTCATTTTCCGGTTCTTCCTTCAACGCTTTTTCACATAAATACTTTTCTTTCTCATAGAATGTAATTGCATCATACCTTGATGTGTTATACGGTAAAGCCTTCGGAATATATCGCATGTTACACCTTCTTCAAGTTCTTTCGATGAACCGCGGCAGTAACCGTATTTCCGATACCGATCACGATACGATCCCCTTTTACTTCGATCACATCATAGGTATTGTAATAGACACCGAACGTATTGCCGTTGTCATACTGAACTGCCTTCAACACTTTCACTTTATCTCCAACTTCGAGACCGGTACTTGGTTTTGTGCTTGGGGTTGTGCCGCCGGAACCGGTAGGGGTGTACCCATTTAATCCATTTTCTTTGATCACGCTGACGAAGTCCACGTAGCAATAGTTCAGGTCGACCCGTCCGTTAATACCTCTCACACCGCCATCTGATGTATACTGCCACATATACTCGTTACTACCAACATCCGGTTTTGTAACACGCCCCCACCACGCAAGCCAGAGCGCATAATCTAACAGCTTTGTACTATATATACGATTCGCCCACCAGTCATAATTCACATAATACATCGCAAAATATCCGGCATCTTCCAGCGCTTCACAGAAGTTAATCACGATCTGCGTATTTACGCTTTTCGATGGGATACCACCATGCGCCGCTTTATAACCGTCACCATCTTCCAGGTCATACGCGATCGGCAGCGTTGGTTTATACTTTTTGATCGTCTTCAAACAAAACGCCGCTTCGCTTTTCGCCTGCTCTGGTGTCTGACTGTAGCCATACCAGTAAAAACCATACGGAATCCCTGCTTTCTCTGCAAGCTTTACATGCTTATCCAGCTTCTTATCGACCGCGCCCCCGGCTTCGTCACCATACCCAGCGCGAATCATGACACCATCTAAAGCGCTTAAGCTTGTTACATTGTTATGCTCGCTGATGTCTGCATACAGCTTTCGCATCTCATTCACCTCCTACATTCATTTTTGCCATGTAATCCATAAATGTCTGAATCATCGTTTTGATCTCGCTGATTGCTTCGGTGTTCGCTTCGATCGTGATTGTCAGCTTGTCCACTTCCTCGCGGTGCTTCGTGTCCTGTCGAACGATAAACCATCCGCAGAAAATCAGACACGCCACCGGAACCCCCAAGTTCTGAACGATTTCAATAATAAAACTAGCTTCCATAATAACATCTCCTTTCTATCTCTATCTTACAGATATTTTTTAAAAATTGCAAGAGAAATTTCTTTAACATCTCTATCGCCGTAAAAAATCAACCCATTTCTCATATATAAAACCAGTCTCTGAAACATCTTATTCGATGTGCCGATCAACGCACCGCCAATCGTTTGATTCATGATCGATACGCTCATGATGATCGGATACGTGCTTTGATAATCTTTATCGATGTAAATATATCTCCCGTTTGTCCACACCCCGAGCGGATAACTTTCTGAATTGATCGTAAACATGTACTTGCAACCTTTCGGCTTTTTGATGATAAACAGATCGTTACCACTAACGAATTGATTGCCAAAACTAAAATTAGCATAATCTAATTCGCTTACCGCTCGCCCAAACAGCGTATTTTTACGTGCCTCAATAAACTCCTGCGGTACTCGGAAATAAACAAGGTACATACGATTTTTTGAAACCCATATATAAGATCCATCTCTCGGGATCTGAAGATCCCACTTGATCGCATATGGATTGTATGCTTCCAAAGCATTACAAGTGAGGTATACTCTCACATCATCCCGGTTTCGGATGATCGTATCACAGATATTCTGTAGCTTGTCCGGCTCCTTTGAAAGATAGGTTTCTTCGCTGTCATGCTCTATCACACACTCGTCAAACCATATGCGCGAAACATCACGGTAACTACTTGGCTTATAACTTGCATATTTGCTGATGATAAAGTTATAACCGATCTGATTTTCTATGTCTTTTTTGCTTTCTTCATCATGTGTCTGTTCAAAAAAACCGCGTCTTTTCCAGTATATCGATCGTCCGTTATCTTCATTAAAATCAGAAAAAGGGTTGCTTCCACTTTCTGCTAGTTCTTGAAGATTTACCGGTCTTCGGAATAAATAAGCAAACCTTTTTTTATGTTTATCCCACTGATTTATTACATTTTTCTTCATACCGTATGTCTTTCCATATCCACGTGTTGTGGAGATGATGTTATATGGTACATTGTAGCCATCAATCTCTCTAAAATTGATATATAAGCTTTCATCAATCATAATAAAAGGGGGATATATAACATCTCACGAGGTGTGCCACCACCCAATTACAGTTACACGGAACTAACCGCTTGGCAAAGCAACTGTAAACCGATCGAATAAATATATATCCCCATTTCGCTCCCCTTAAGCCCACGCGCTTAAGGTAACTTTATAATAATATATATTTATTCATTAGTCAACATCTTTTATTTCAAAAGTTGTTTCTTTCAACAAAATACCATTGCTTGTCATGTCAGGGCGCAACTTTCCTGTATAAACAGCGCCAACTTTAAAATTATCAAATGTAACCTGCGCATGACAATTCGCCGGTAATCCAGCTACAGTTACTTTTGTATAGGTGTACCCATCTCCATATACTTTAAAATCCCCCTCTTTCTTCACCTCTTTTCGTATCAAACTTTCCTTTTCTTTTTCGTCACAAAGGATCTCTTCAATGTAACACTTGGCGTGCAACGCTTTTATCTGCACAAACCTGTTTTCGCATTTAAAGGCACCTAACTTCACATCGTCTATTTCTATTCCAGTCGGGTCTTCCCAGCCAAGCAAATGCAAGCTGTCTGTGTCCATATAAACAAACCGCTCAAAGTTTGCCTGTGCTCCCCGAATGATCTTATCTCGTCCATACGCTGTAATAAATGCGATGACCGGAACATACCCTTTATGCGATGGCTCATCGGCTTCATCCGATAACCGGTATCGAATCTTTCCATCATAATATGGTACTTTCTTCCATAGTTTCGGCTTTACGCCAAACTTACCGCTTAGCTTGTTCATCATATCCTTCGCGATCGATCGCATCGGTTTATTACCGGTGATCGTAGCTTGCTCTTTTTCTTTATACCACTTGTCGATATAATCTTTAAATAGTTGCTTGCTACCCTTGAACTTATAGCCATCGATCCATGTGACACATTTCACTTCGTATTGATCGAACAGCAGGGCAATATCGATGCTGCTTAGTGTCATTTCCACGATCTCGCCCCTACTGTCCGTTAAAAACTTATCGTACTTGAAGCGCGACATATGCTTTCCCATGACACAGGGGATATGATCTTTCTTTAACTTGAACCAACAGGAAAACCTTGCGATATACAGAGGATACCGATCATCCGGAACATACTTCCCTTCATAATATACCGGCTCTCCATACGGCAACAAACAATAGCGCATTGCCCACGGGTACGAACTGTTAATATCAAATACAAGTCCATTTCCAAGCAACCTTCCTTTGAACCTCTCTCCAACCTGTGTAGATCCACCAAAATAAGCGTTTCTGCAATATCGATCTAATTCAATAGAAAGTTCAGGAAATCGCTTGCGGAACAGCTTTCCCCCGGTTATGTTTATATAGTCAGTCATGGCGTTTGAACTCTGTGTGATGCGCTTTAATCCTGCATTAAAGATATGTGTTAACGATAATGAGAGGATCGCCACATCTGCGTGCTGATAAGCCCATTCATGTTCGGTAGGCTGATAGCCAACCGGCCGAGGTTTTGCATAGTCAATTTCAAGTTTGCGAAACTCTAACCCGTATGCTTTCGCCATATCTTCAACCTTCATCGGTATGATCTTATAAGAATCCAACAACCGACACTTTACACCATTTTCAAAGCGGATATCAATCACATAATAAACACCGGTATCAGATATCAAGGTGGAAAACTCCCCCTCATTCAATGTTCGTTCTTCTGTGTGCTCAAATCCGATCTGAAACAAATACGACAATATATAGCTTGCATCAAATTTCAGATTATGAATATACACCACTTTCTGTGCTTTCGCTAACCACTCGATCAGTCCATTGATTGATATCCCACGGATCGGATGGTCGACATCTCCCACTTCCAGCGCTTCCCATGACCAAACACGTGGCTCCTCTTCGATCGTGGTTTCTGTATCCAGCACATACCGCTTAATACTCATAGCCTATATCATCTAAGTACCGGATCCAGTGTGCATGAATTGCTTCCATTTTACCGCCGTCATCATCTTCATCATAGACGGCATCCACATCCAAGAGGTCATCATAAAACGTTGCATTCGATACGATATCAGCGGGTAAAGATTCGATCAGTTTATATAGCTCATCTTCTTTTGAAAGCCCGCCGCCGTACTCTCTTGTCAGCGCTAATAAATAATGCTCTTTATCATTCTGTTGAATCTCTCTTAAGACACCTTCCGTATTTGTCTGCATGATCGCATTTACATATGCGTTGAATTCTTCCGTACTCATTTTAGAAACATCCGGTTTTGTCTGCACTCTTGCTCTTTTTAACGCTTCTGCTTCTACTTCGGCGCGCTTTCTTGCTTTTCCACGTAACCGTTTTGCTTTTTCTCTTGCTTTCTTTTCCTGTCTTAACATTCGCTGGTAATTGCGGCGGCGTGTTAATTCCACCTCTCGCATTTCCCACTTTGTAACAAAAGCCGCACCCGGCGCGATTCCTAGTGCGCCGGGACGGCTTCCCCTTTCAAGCTGTTTCAAAAACAGTCGATAATCACGCGATGTTCCTTGCGCAAGCGTCTTTTCCAACTCCTTAAAGTTCATCTTTGCTGGAAGATACTCATTCGCAAGCGGGTTTCTTCTTTTTTCAACACCGCGCATGCGGTTAAACTTTGTAACCGCGCTTTTTAATTTTTGAGATTGCGTGCGCGTCCAGCGCATAAGTCAACCCCCCTTATTTGTTCAAAACTTTGAAACTGTAAAACTGTTTCTCACCATTGCTTGACTTCTTCGGAATCAGCTTCAACGTATCGCCTTTGTGCGGTATGTGCATGAACTTGAAGATCTTTGTCAGTGAATTAAAGGCAGTTACAGAAACACAACTGTAAACCTTACCATCCTTTGCAAACAACAGAATGCGCGGTAACACTTTCAATTCACCTGTTTTGTTGTCCGCCATCTGCACGTTTTCCATATAGATGTTTTCAACCTCAATTGTGGTATTTACAGCATCCTGCAACTTGATAATGTCTCCCGTCATTCGCTCCAACATTTCCGGGAAATCTTCAGTGGCATACGTTGTAAAGTCACGCCCGATCAGTGCTTCACTCTCCCCGCTCCAAATAGCCGCATAGTCCTTATCACGTAAAACCTCGTTTTCCTCTGTAATTACAGCAACAGCATTTTTATTTTCTTCCATTTATTTTTCCTCTCTTTCTAAAAAAATAATAATCTGTCTTTTTTGTACGTCAATCGCAACAAATTTCGCCGCTTTCATTTTTTCGTCCTTCACAAACACTTTAAAATCAGTAGGAACATCAAGTATCGCTCTCAGCATTTCCACTATGTTCATAACTCCTCAATTACAGCGTTTGCAAGGAAAGCACTCATTGATACCGTTGCGCGAACATATCGAACCGCGACATCTTTAATCATGACCTCTGCGCGTGTTTCTTTTTTGATCCGTCTGCGCGCTTGAACATCACTCAATGCTTCGCCTTCATAAACGAAGGTTCGTTCAGTTAAGTTACCATCTTCTTTTACAAGACAAACAACCTCTGTAAACGGTACCTTTCGCGTAACTCCTCGCATTACCTTAACCCCCTTTCTGTATGTATCATATCACATAATTATGTGATTATGATGTAATTTTAAAAATTTATACGCAAAGTTCAATTACCCAGTGTGAAAACACTTTATGGGCTCTTCCCGCAACATCAATTCTATTTACTTCTGTTTCAACACGGAAATACCGGATATTATTGCGTTTTTCGATCCACTTAATACAATCCATGTAATTTTTATAATGTTCGCTCACGATCGTTCGCCCATAAAATCGCAACCGTCTTTCCACTTCCTTAAATGAAACCCGATCACTTCCACATGCTCCTCTGGATGTAACCATGGAATGTCACCCCCTCTCCATCCACTTCGACCATGGTAATAATATATCGATCTCTATTTAATCGAATCTCATGAACCGTGGTAAAAGTCCGGTTTCCTGTCACATAGTCATGGAAGCAAATAACGTTACTTCCCTTTGATGTGTTCAGGATGTTTTCAATCAGTTTTATAAAGTTGTTCTTCATCTCGTTATCACCTCTGTAACATCTAGTATTAAATACTAGATGGCTCTTTGATGTTTAATACAAAGGCAATGCAATACGACCGTGCTTCAATTTTAAAATCAGTTACAAGATAATCTAACAAGCTCTCCCCTCTTTTTAAAGCTGTGGCTGTGCGATATGTCCACATATTCCTCTCTAGTTCACCAACAAAAGCACCTTCATGATAAAATTCTACACGAATTTTTAATTTCCTATCTGCAAGATTGTTTGCCGTTAACTCACTTACAAAATCAATAACATCTTTTACAGTTCTGTATCTCATTTTTCTTCTCCTTTCAAAACGATAAATGTAAACATGGTCACATGCTGCGCCGTGTATGCCCTTAAAATTTTTACCTTATTTTTCCAAAATACCCGCACTTCATCCGATACAAACAACTCGCCATTCACATAATTTTTATTGATCTGCCCAATGTAAAACCCGTCTTCGTCATAAAAATCGGATATTACCCTGTAATCGAATCCACACAAGTTGTCAAATAAAAAACCAACGTCTTTTACCTTCATTACTCTTCACCTCCTGCCTTTAACCGGTATGTTTTCACTACTTGCCGGCGCTTTATAACTGTATAGAACTTCGGTGTCCTTGAAGTTACATCATATGAGATGTAACCTATCATCGACTTTGAGGCGGTCGGATATATCTTAACCCCTTTCAGATTTCCTTTATTTGAAAGGTCGGCTTTTGCATAGACGTTTTCAAGCTCGCAAAACTCGCGGATGATCGCTTTAATTTCATCCTTAGTAGTTTCTTCACTGATTCCTCTTACAACGATCTTCATATTAAAATTCCTCCTCCAGTTCTTCTTTCATCTGCTCGCATGTCATACCAAACTTCCAATAACAAACATCATCCAGCGTGTCGATCGTGTAGACATGGATCGCACACATACACTCGATCACCTCTTCATTCACTTCGCACACATCAAGCAAGAAGTCCCGCGTAGCTCTAAAATCATCATTCAAAAATAAAGTTGTCATATAATATATCCTCTCTTTCTTTACACTTATATTATACACAAAAGTTAC